TATATATATAATAACCTACTGCTACGTTCGCTATTTTTTCGTTGCATCAGCGACTATCAAACAGCGACTATCCGGCAAGAGCAAGCGACTATCAGCGACTATTGAGCGACTACCGTTAGCGACTATCAAGCGACTATCAGCGACTATCGCAGACGATAGCGCAGAATCGGTTTGAAGCGCAGACCGGAGCTCTGGAAAAATATGCAAAAATATTCCGTCCCGTGAGCCAAACATATGTTCTTTTGGCACGAAATGTTACATTTCCATAATATGGAGAAAATGCAGCGAATGGCATATATCCATTGAGTGGTAATATGACAAAATATGACAATAGCACGTGCTTCGGGCACGCTACGGCGTATGTGCTTCGGGCACATATAGGACGCGCTTCGGGCACGCTTCGGGCACGTATAGGGGCTGTATTAGCATATGCTTCGTGGGATATGTGAAAGTATGCGTCGAGTCTTCGTATGTCAGAACGCCGCTATGTGCCCCATATAGCACGCGCCAGAATCGCTGTATACGCCGCATGAGCGCGTTGAGAAATCATGGACATAGATGTATACTGCACGCTAACGTCCATTGTAGCCGCTGCAAGCCCCTATAGTATGTGCATATTCGCACCATAGCGGCGGCATGGCATATAAGAGTACCCCCTATAGCGTATGTGTCGAGTACGTCGACAGTATAGGGGATATCTGACATTGTAGCGCGTCATAAGGCTTGCAGGGCGTACATACGTCGCGGCTGTATATAGGTATGTACGGGCGTTTACGTTGCTTGAAGCCCGTGTACGCGGCTTGCAGATGTATTCCGAAGAAGCGCAAAAAAGCCGATCGGCTTGTATGAGCTGATCGGCATAAAAAAGGAGAGGGCGTATACCCTCTCAATTATTTTTTTCGCGCTATGTCCAGGATTATGAGCCATAGCATCAGCGCGATGTATATAGCTATGATTATCACTCGCCCAGTACCTCTGATATGAAGCTCATGAGCAGAGCGTCTACTTGCTCTACCCGCTCTTTATACGGGCGGTTGAACTCGTTCCATATTTCGCGGGCGCGGTCTTCATACGACTTGACGAGCTCGTGATCTGGTCGTATGCCCGTCATACCGCGATAGCCGGTACATATCGCGGTATCGTCGACGATATAAACGTCGAAGTTCCATCCGTACATACCGCTCGTACACAGCAAGGGATAATGCGCCCGCAGCAGCTCGACCGCTTCACATGGTTCGAGCGCGATTATTTTATCAAAGGCATTACGAACCGCTTTTGCGGTTGTTTTGATTTTGTTCATATTTGTCACGCCCCCCGATTATTGCTCGTAGTACCGGTCAACCGCCTCAGTGATTAACTGGTCGATGTTTTTGCCGGTCAGCCGCGCCAGTTCGTCCAGCCTTGTTTTTGTGTCTTCGGAGACGGGCACGGAGGGCATCTCCTCCGGCTCTCCGAACGCGGCGATGTATGCTTCACCGTCGAGGCATTCCTCCGCCCACTCTCGCGCGTCTTCGAACGACAGCAGCTCGATATCTTCTCCGCCGCTGTATGAGTTCGATCCGGTCATCCGCGAGTATTTGCTCGCGGGTCCGCCCTCACCGTAAAGGAAGAATTTTCCGGATTTAGTTCGGTATAATTCTTCGTAGCAATAGTACAGGTCGTTGGGATTGGAGTATTCCCAATTGCCAATAAATTTGGCGGTTTTGGTGTTACACAAAACACCATTTATAACTTTTTTCATTGTGTTATATCCCCCTATGATTATCGTTCGTACTGTGCGATCATCTCTGCGATCAGCTGCGTATTGGTCAATCCGGTCTTTTGCTTAAGTTCAACAAACTTTAACGCCGTTGCTTCGGAGACAAGTACGGAGTACATTTCCTCCGGCTCGCCGAACGCGGCGATATACTCGTCGCCGGAGAGGTGCTCCTCCCCCCATTGGCGCGCTTCTTTGAGTGATAGGAGCTTGATTTTCTCGCCCCAGCCCCAGGTGTTGGGGCCTTGTATCTGTGCATATCCGGTCATTGGTCCTCCCCGCCCGTACAGGAAGAATCTGCCAGACCTCGTACGGTAAAGTGCCTCGTAGCAATACGAGAAGTCTCCGCCGGAGCTATGTTCCCAGCTACCGATTTTAACTGCTGTTTCGGTGTTACACAAAACACCGTTCCGAACTTTTTTCATGATTTTTTCCTTCCTACGTTTTACGCCCGCCGGCGTTATTTTGTTTTTTTGTTATGTTAGCGTGTTCAGCCCATCATTCCGCGCCCGAGGTCTGGGCGGAGTGCTCCCGCGGCTCTCGACGCATTGGGGCTATGAAGATCCGGTTTTCGTAGTCAATCCGCGCAAATATAGTTGCTCGCATCTCCTCTGCCGGCGAGCGATACCGGCGGACGCTATACGTCGCCGTGATATCGCTAAAGCTGTGCTCTCGCCAAAGCACATACAGCCGGTCGCGCTTTATGGTGCGATCCGTGCCGTAGTATAACCACAGCATGTCGTCTCGCCAATCTATATAGCCGCGGGACTGCATGTCCTGCAGCCAATGCATCAACCGGATCACCCGCCGCCCGCGTACGGGCGTACCGACGTGCCCGAAGGCGCGATAGTCGTACACGTCGCGCGTGTCGACGTCGTGTTCCTCCGCCCACTCCAAGGACGCTTTTATCTCGTCCCAATCGGTCGTCGCGCGCCATATCTCCGCGGCGTGCTTTTTGAGTATGCGTTTCTTCATGGTTTTGCCCCCCCTTATAGCGTGCCCAAAAAGTCATTGATTTGGGCGAACTCCGGACTGCGATCGTCCAACAGTACCTCAAAATGTGTGTAGCCGTCTTCACATCCCGACGGCTCATACTCGACATTTAGCGCGCGCAAAAATAGATGAAAGCGCGCGGTATCGGGCTCTTTCAGTTCGACATTGTGCCATTTCTTCATTTGTTATGCCCCCCGTTCTGATAAATTAGTATACTTTCATCACATCGGCGGCTCTGTATGTTCTGCCGCCTATACGAAAAGTTGATCCATACACCCCATTACGGACGTTCACGCGGTGATAGGTCGTTTTGGTTCCGTATGTGCGAGAGATGTATACATAGCTCTCGCAGGCGTCATATTCAACGCCGTGGATCGCAATGCCGCTCCATGCTGTATCTGCATATGTAGCCGTGGGCGAATGCGTTAAGCAATATTCTGTTTTTGTCATGCGTTTATTCTCCCACGCTCGCTTTGACACGCTCGTACATCTCCTCGACGAGCTCGCGGAACCATGGCTCGCCGATATCTTCGTGTAGACAGAGCTCGTCACGGGCTCTGTTGGCGTCGTCTATGGCGGACTGCCATATCTGCTCACGTATATCGTCGCGAGCCCTCTCGCCGTCTTCGTCTACAGGGTCGCCGTCGTCGTCGAGCTCATATCCCTGCACGACAAGCTCGACACATACTCGTTCTTCGAGATCGTCTTCATCTTCGACTACATCGAAGTCGACTCCCGCCGCACGGCACGCGTCCGACAGCAGTATCGAGACCCAATCACGGCGCTCGAAGCCGTCGCTGTCGTTCCACGTGTAGTGGTACTCGACGACACTATCGGCGCTGTCACGGTGAGAGCGTGCCCAATGTTCGTCGTAGTATTTTTGCTGCCGAGAGAACTCGCGCGCAATGCTGTCGAGGGTCACCGGCTCACCGGCACTCGTGGCACCGGCTATCGGCTCGTCTACGGTCTCTTCAGTGCAGACGGCGTTGTCTTCCTGCTCGGACTCGGGCTCTACGGTATCGGTATCTGTCACCTCACGATATACCACGAGGAATACATAATATTCATCGTAGTCTTCGTCTCCATAGTTCTCAACCCCCCACGCATAATTACGCGGGTCAGAGTCGCTATAGTAGCCGTTCTCGATGGATTCGGTCATGCCGTCCTGCCAGCCATCCAGTTCGGGGATGCCGCTGAGCTCTTTGAACATGCGGCGAATTGCCGTAGCCGGCTTTTTGCACGCGGTTGTCAGGTCTACTGATACTCTGAATCCTTCGTCCACAACAACGACAATCTCGTCGATGCTCTGGTCGTTCTCTTGTCTCTCGTCGACCCATTTCTCGTACTCGTCTTGACTTTTGAACTTCATTACTCGCATCATGGTAATTCCTTCCTGCGGTTGCTAAGGTTGTCCGCGTTCCTCTCTTTACTGTATATATATTATACCACACTTTTGCTTTTTTGTCAATAGGTTTTTCGAAAAAAGTTTGATATTTTTTTGGGACTCGCCGGTGTAGCTCGTGAGGATGTCCGGCGGCGCGGCAGCTGCTCTCGTCCAGACCGGCGGGGGGCACGTGATCTGACCGACGGGGGCGGGGGCAATTACCCCCTCGACCAAAAAAAATATAAAACACTTGACATTCCCGAAAGGTAATGCTATAATATAGGCATATAGAAAAGGCGCGCTTTCATTCAAAAATAACAAAGCAAAATGGGGTAAAGGAGACATGCGCAGAATTATCAACGGCAAGACATATGACACCAAGAAATCGAGACTCATATATAGTGTGCATGAGACAAGCGCAAAGCGCAAGATACAGACGATAAACAGTGAATTAAACAGATTAAGCGGAGAACGTCTCACAGCAGCTGTAAACGCACTAACACGTGAGGGAAACATATATATAAGCTATAAGCTGTATAGAAACCATACCGACCTGTACTATGCTGTCATAACCATAGCAGTACTAAGGCAAACTAAAACTGTGAGCGCATCCACGAGTGCATCCACGGTCAAAGTGCAGTATAGCACCGAAAACATATTTGTACCGATACGAAATAGCAAAGCAGAGAAAATAATCTCAGAAATAAAGAAAGCTGGGGTAATAGAATGATATACGCATATATAAATCAGACAAAAAAAGGCAAAGAAATCATAACCGAGGAATTGCATGGCATAGAAGAGCTTGCCGACAAAATCATATATGAGAAGCCGATGGCAAACGGCGTATTTAAGCCGGAATTAACAAAGCTAACGAAAGAGCTGCGAAAAGGCGACCTGCTTATGATATCGGAGCTAACGAGTTTAGGATATAACGCGCATGAGACTTTAGAGTTATGGGACAAAATAATATATAATATACAAGCCGACATATTCTGCTTAAACGCGCCGAGTATAGACAGTAGAGATGAGGGAGCGGCAGACATCATTACCGAATGCCTGAAATACGCGAGCAAGATTTCGCCGGTATCAGACGTTAAAGTCAGCGCGAACGGTTTTATCATAGGCAGAATACCGAGACTGGAATATAAAGGCGGATTCACAGAAGTATATCAAGCGGTAGAACGAGGCGAAATGACTACAAAGCAAGCGATAGAACAGTTAAATATATCAAAGAATTGTTGGTATAAATTACGCAGAAAATATCTGGCGGGAGTGAGAGTTGACTAATGGAAGATTTAAAAAGTCTTTGCGACGCTATTGCAAGCAAAAAACTGACCAATCTATCCATTGCCAACGACTACTTTGAAGCCTTGCTGTTGTGTCGAGACAGTAAAGAAGACGGAATGTATGACTATAGCATGGAAAAGGGGCGTAATCTGTATGATATTATCAATAAGCAGCTTGCTAAAACGTTAAATGAAGCGAGCAAATCAAAAGCACGTGCTGACGTAATATTGCAGACAGACAGTGCAGAATGGTATGAATTAAAGCGGAAATGCACTTTAATGCTCGCTCCGGAATCGTTTGACTTGTATATGCAGTATCTCGAATGGAATCGTGCTCCCGAAACTAAATTCTGGCTGCCGAGAAGAAAGATATTATTGCCTTTAGTCAAAGATTTAGAGGATTTAGAGCGCAAAAAAATCAAATTTTTAGGCATATCATTGCCGCCGCGTACAGGAAAGAGTACGTTGTGCATATTTTATCTCACATGGCACATAGGGCGGCATCCTAACTCGTCAAATGCTATGGGCGGTCATGCAAAACCGCTTGTAGACGGATTTTTCAAAGAGCTTTTGACCGTATTTGACTCTAACGGCGAATATTTATGGCAAGATGTGTTTCCCAGTGCAAAGTTTGAAAGCAAAAGCATAGAATATTTGACCATAAACTTCAATAAGCCAAAGCGATTCCCCACAATGACGTGTCGGTCAGCGGAGGGAACGTGGACAGGCGCAGTAGACATAAGCAATGATGGCATATTGTATGTCGATGACCTTGTAAGAGACTACGAAGAAGCGTCGTCTCCTATGCGTATGCAAGCAAAATACGACGTGTATGTAGGGCAGATGAAAGACCGTAAAAAAGACCAAGCAACTGAACTGATGGTAGGCACAAGGTGGAACATACTCGACCCATTGGGACGTACAAAGGAACTGTACGGCGACAATCCCGATTACAAATTCGCCGTTATACCGGCAATGAATGAGAACGATGAGAGTAACTTTGTCTATGACTACAACGTCGGATTCAGTACCGCATATTATCGCGATATGAGAGCGAGTGTTGGCGACAATATGTGGTGGGCGAAATACATGGGACAGCCGTATGTTCGAGAAGGACTGCTTTTCCCTGCCGACAGTCTTAATTATCATAACGGAGTGTTTCCCGACACCAGACCGGACAGAATCATTGCCGTATGTGACGTATCGTGGGGCGGCGGCGACTATCTTTCCATGCCTATATTTTATATTTACGGCGATGATTGGTACTGTGTCGATGTAGTGTATAACAATGGCAACAAAAATGTAACCAGACCAATTGTGTTAGGAAAATTGCAGAAATGGCAGCCGGATCAAGTCCAATTTGAAGCGAATAACGGCGGCAGAGAATACGCTGAATACATTGATAGTAAGCTACGTGAAAAGAATATACATATCAACATTACATCAAAAAAAGCTCCGAATAATATCGACAAAATGTCTCGAATCATAAAATATTCGCCTGATATAATCAAAATCAAGTTTTTAGAGCGCAAATACTGTTCGTCGGAGTATCAAAAATTTCTCGACGACCTGTGCTTTTTCACGGCATCCGGCAAGAATCTGCACGATGACGCGCCGGACAGTCTTGCAATGGCTGTAGATATGTTATTCTCCAATGCCGGAATACTAACAGTAAACAAACGTCCGTTTTAGCACCATTTTTTCAACGATACTATTGTATTTTTAATTTTTCTGTGATATAATTAAAGTGCCGCTGGGGTGATTGTACAGCAGCACTTCATATGGCGGCGATTCTTCGCCGCCATAACTATTTTGCGAAAGGAATATAATATGAGTGACAATGCTGCTGCAAACAATATTGATTCGTTAAGCAAGACTTTTTTCGGCAGACGTAAAATATACATAGATGAGATAGAACTCGACAGGAATAATATTGTTGATATATTAAACATGGTTCTGCCTCAGTTTCATGAAAACCAATATGAAACTGTATATTTATACAATTACTATCGCGGAAATCAGCCGATATTGTATAGGCAGAAGCCGAATCGTCCGGAGATAAATAACAAAATTGTCGAAAATCACGCGTTTGAATTCGTCAACTTCAAGACGCAGCTTGTTTTAAGCGAGCCGCTTACATATACGAGGCGAGAATCGTCAAGTGTAAGCATGGAAAATAAAGAATCCAACGGCATTATCAAGAAAATTGATGAGCTTAATAAGATAATGTCGCTGCTGCAAGCCAATGACATTAATAAGCAAGTCGTAGAATGGATGAATATTTGTGGTCATGGCTTCAAATATTGCATAACAGACAATAATGGTCAGCTTGCTATAGGCTCGCTCGACCCGAGGAATACCGAAATTGTATATTCAAGGGCGTTAGGCAATCCTCCGATATTCGCGCTTCAAGAGATAATAACCGATAGCGGTGATATCTTCTGGGAAATATACGGTCGAAAAAAACATTTTGTTGTCAAAGGCACAGAGGTGCAAGAGACTCCGCATACATGGGGAGATATACCGATATTCGAGTATGAGTTGAACAATGCTCGAATGGGCATTATTGAGACGGTAATAACCCTGCTTGACGCTATCAATATGTCATCATCCGACCGTCTTAACTCAATAGTGCAGAATGTACAGAGCTTTTTGCGCTGTATCAACTGCAAACTCGACGAAGAAACGTATGCTAAACTGCGAGAACTCGGTATGGTATCATTTGTGTCTGACAGTAGCAATCCCGCTTCTGTAGATTTTATAAGCAATGACCTTGACCAGAGCGCGGCGCAGATAGAAGTTGACCATTTGTACCAACAGGCGTTAATCATATCGAATATGCCTGATAGAAAAGGAACTGACCGTGCCAACGGTGATACCGGTCAGGCTGTAGCACTCAGAGACGGATGGACAGCGGCTGAATCTTCGGCAAAAGACACTCAGCAAAAATTCGCTACAGCCGAAATGCGCTTTGTACGCATGACAACGAATATATTGCGCACCAAAGGCATACTTGACCTCAATCCCGACGATATATCGATACGATTTGTCAAAAATAGTGTAGGAAATGTGCTTGCAAAAGTGCAGGTACTTGAGGGACTGCTTAGATGCGGCGTAAGTCCAGAGATAGCATTCCAACTCTGCGATATATTTGACGACCCGAACAACGCATATTTAGCAAGTAAAGATTTCCTTGAAAAAACATGGGATGCAAGCAGCAATCAGCCAACTGTTGACGATAATGTTGATAATGCGGCTGTTGATGAGACAGAGAAGTCGTAAAAACACAAAACGCAGAGAAGCGCAAACACAAAATAACACAGAGAAGTGTATAAAACGCAAAAAGGAGCAAATATGAAACTTAAAGAACTTTTGGGAAATGACTATGTTGAGGGTATGACGCTTGAAGATGTCGACAAGGCATTAGAAAAGCGTAATCTAATCGATAAAGCATATTTTGACAATGTGAGCAGCGAACTTGCCGCGAAGAATCGTGAATCAAAGGAAACAAGCAAAACTATTGCACAGCTTGAAAGCGACAATTTGAAAACAAAAGAAGAGCTTGAAGCAGCTACAAAAAAAGCAAATGATATCGTAAAACAGTTTACGATAAAGGCTAATCGACTCGAAGTTGAAAAACGTTTCGCAATTGACGGCGGCTTGAAGCCCGATGAATACAAAGACGTTATTGACATGGTAGTCGATGAAGACGCGGAAGTATCGCTTAAACGAGCTGATAACCTTATATCTTTGATAAAATCAAAGGTTAGTGGTGGCATAGCCGCTGCTGAATCGAATTGGCTTGACCAGAATCCCAAAATCAACAGTACTCCTGCCGGAGATACTGATAAAGCGGCATTTGAGGGAATGAGCATTACAGAAAAAATGCAGTTTAAGGCGAATAATCCTGAACTGTATACTCAGATGAAAAAATAATTTACAAAGGAGAATAATATGGCAGGAACATACCTCAATTATCCTTTTGATGAGGAAATCTTCATCAACGCATGGGCGGCAGAGCCTGACCCTGTTAAGACTGCGCTGCTTAGTTCCGGTGCTATGGTGAATGACGCGCTCATAGCTTCGAGAATCGCTGACGGTTCGAATATGTATACTGTTCCGTTCTACGACACTATCGACGGCACTCCGGTCAACCTTGACGGTGCTACTGATATCACTGCCGCAGAAACGAGCGGTGGCTCGCAGTCCGGTATCGTCTACGGCAGAGCTATTGGCTGGACGGCTCGTGACTTCGTATCTACTCTTTCCGGCAACGACCCTATGGGACACATAGCGTCCTCTGTAGCACGTTTCTGGCAGAAGCAAGACCAGAAGACCCTTATAGGTATTCTGGGAGCCATCTTCGGCATTACCGGTGACGCCGAGTGGACTAAGCACTCTGTAGACCTTGGTTCCACTACTGCTACTGCTGCTCCGATTGAAGCTACTACGATTAACGACGTAATGACCGACACTCTCGGTGACAACAAGAGCGCATATTCGCTTGTTATTATGCACTCTGCCGTTGCAAAGACGCTTGAAAATCTTCAGGTGCTTGAATTTTGGAAGTACACCGACGCTAACGGCTTGCAGCGTCCTACCAACCTCGCTTCTTATAATGGCTTGACCGTCTTCGTTGACGACAGTGTACCTACTACG